ATTTGATGTTGATGAAGCACAGCAGTTGCATAACAATGCGGTACAGATGCTTTCTAAAGCTATTGGTATTGATGTATTAACCACGTTTGCAGATGTAGAAGTTGCGGATATGGCTGATAATAAGACGTCAACTACCACAGATGATTTGGAGAAAGTAGAGCGTACAGTTTATAATGAAGCCGGTGTTTCGCAGATGCAATTTAATACCGATGGTAATATTGCTCTTGAAAAATCTATCTTAAATGATGAGGCTTCAATGTGGAATTTGATTCAACAGTTTGAAACATTTTTAAATGTTCTATTAATACCTTATAACCGAAGTCCAAAAAAGGTAACTTATAGAGCACAAATTCTTCCTACTACAATCTATAATTATAAAGATTTAGCTAAACAATATAAAGAACACACTCAATTAGGTTATTCAAAAATGTTACCGCAGGTAGCATTAGGGCAGTCACAAAGTGCTGTATTAGCTACTGCATACTTTGAAAATGATATTCTTGATTTAGTTAATGTATTTATTCCTCCGCTAATGTCTAGCACTATGAATGCAGATGTACTTAACAGCAAACAAAATAATGCGGAAAGCGGCGATGGTGCGGGTAGACCAGAGAAGGAAGATGACGAAAAGTCAACGAAGACCATACAGAACAAAGAATCAATGAGTTAAAAAATTTTCTAAAAAACTTTGGACAAAAGTTGTTAAAAGATTTGCCCGATTTTTTATATTATATATGAGGGGATGAAAGGAGATTTTACTATGCATCAATCAGTTGCGACGATTGATTCTCCTGAGTTCTTAAATCTTCAACCTCTTGATATTAATCCTTTAATGTCAAAATGTGAAATTAAGGTTCTTTATATAGGAGCTAATAGAAACCATACCTTTATTACAGAAGAGGTCGCGACTGAAATTGGTAAAACTCTTCGCGGCGCTCCTATTGTTGGTTATTATAAAGATAGTAAAGAAGATTTTGCAGACCACGGAGAAAAAGTTATTATTGATGATGAAGGAATTAAGTTCGAATGTCAGACTGTTCCTTATGGATTTGTGGCTCCAGATGCTAAAGTCTGGTTCCAAAATTTTGAAGACAATGATGGGATGGGTAATACAGTTGTTCATAAGTATCTTATGACTACTGGTTATCTTTGGACAGATCAGTTCCCAGAATCCAGCTTACCTGTGGAAGAGGGTCGTCCGCAATCAATGGAATTTCAAAAAGAATCTGTACAAGGACATTGGGAAACTAATTATGACAATGGAATGGATTTCTTTATTATAAACGATGCAATTATTCAAAAAATTTGCATATTAGGAGACGATGTTGAGCCTTGCTTCGAAGGCGCTTCTGTAACGGCTCCAGATGTAAGTACAAAATTTACATTAGACGACAATTTTAGGCACACACTTTATAGTATGATGCAAGATTTAAAGAATGCCTTGAACGGAGGAGGACAACAGATGGAGAATCTTGAAAACACTGTAGTTGTTGAAAATGAAAATACTGATCCTGCAACTGAATTTACTCAGGCAGAAGAAGTGAACGCTGAAACAACTTCAGAGGTTAATGATAATACAGAGGATACTTCTGCTCCTGCTGATTACGTTAAGAAGGATGACGAAGAGGATGATAAGCCCGCAGATAATGAGGGCGGAAATGATTCTGATGATGGTCCTGATGATGACAAGGATGACGAAGATGATGATAAGAAGGGTGCTAAAAAGTATGAGTTACTTGAAGAAGAACTTAATACTTTAAAGGAAAGTTATAGTACGCTTCAGAGTCAGTATCAAGAACTTGTAAATTTCAAGAATGAAATTGATAATCAGAAAAAGGATGCGCTTATTGCTGAATTTTATATGCTTTCTGATGAAGATAAAGCAGATGTTATTAGCAATAAAGAGAAGTATACTTTAGATGAAATTAAAGCAAAACTCTCAGTTATTTGTTTCGATAAAAAAATCAACTTCACTTTAAATAAGGAAGCTGATGATAACAAAGAAGAAGACATTGTTACTTATACATTAAATGATAATACTGATAACAGCCTACCAGATTGGGTGAAAGCTGTTAAAGAGCAAGAAAAACTTGGTTAATTTTTCAAATTATTAGGAGGATGCTGAAAATGGCAATTACAATGAAGAGAAAAGGCTATGGACAGGTTGAGCCTAACCACCTTTCTGGTATTGTTACTGGTCAGATTTATGCACAGTTACCTGCCCATGTGAAGGGAACTGAAGAAGGTTCTGCTGATTCTATTACTCAGCTTGAACAGGGTCAGTTTGCTAAATATGACTATGCGGCTGGTGAAGTGAATTTTACTGGTGAAGGCGAGTTCATGCTTGTTTACAATGAAGAGAAGCTTTATGATGAAAGAAAACAAAGTCATAAAGATTTCGTATATAAAACAGAGGATTTTACTGATAAATTATTATATCCTCGTTTAATTAGAACATATGTTGGTGATATTATAACAACTAACACAATCGAAGTTGCGAATGATTCTGATACAAAAGAAGTTGGTACAGCTAGTCTTGCGGTTGGCAATTATCTTACAATTAGTACTACTGGTTTCTTAACTAAAGCTGCTACTAAACCTGGAACTGGTATTGTGTGGAAAGTCGTTAAAGAGTATACGATGCCAGATGGTCAAGCTGGTGTTAAGATTCAGAGAATTCAGTGATAGGGAGGAAAAAGACAATGGCATTAACAAGAGATCAGCTTATTGAATTAGCTAGAGCCAATGCTAAGGCTTCATTAAATCCTTCTGTCGCTTATTCTTTTGGCGGAGAGAAGCTTTCAGCGGAAGCTCTGAATAAAACATTTATTAAGGAGTTAAATGAACTTGGTTCTACTCCTCAGGATTTTAGAGAAAATAAAAATCTTATTTATACATTAATGGAAGTCGGTCTTACTGAGGTTCTTCCTCAGAAGGTTCTTCAGAATTATGGACAGTTTGCAGATGTTCGTACATTCGCACAAGGCACAAAGCCTGTCTATAAGGTAAGAATCAGTGAGGCTTCTAAGAAACGTGCTAAACAGTTTGTTACTAGAGTAGGTCTTGCTGGTAGATATGAAGTTTTCAAGCTTGATGGATTCACGCTTGAGGTGCCGACAGCTGCTTATGGTGGAGCTTCTCGTATTGAATGGGAAGAGCTGCTTGATGGCCGTATGACTATGAACGATTATTACAGTCTTGTTCTTGAAGGAATGGATGAAGCTGTTTATCGTGAAATTGCAAAAGCTCTTGAAGCAACTGTAGCAAATATTAAAGCAGCTAATAAAACTGTGCAGACTGCATTTAATGAAGACGCTATGGATCAGCTACTTATGACAGCAGACGCTTATGGCAAGAGTACAATTTATTGTACGTTTGAATTTGCGGCGACAATGATTCCTGCTGAGAGCGCTCATTGGTCTGATGGAATGAAAGACACTCTTTGGAATAATGGTTATTTTACAACATATAAGGGACATCAAGTAATTATTCTTCCTCAGTCTTTCACTGATGCGACTAATACTGAAAAGGTTATTGATCCTTCTTACGCATGGATTATTCCTACCGGTGCCGAAAAACCTGTTAAAGTTGCCTTTGAAGGTGCTGCTCAGGTTAAGTCTTTTGATAATCGTGACTGGTCAACAGAAATTCAGACTTATCAGAAGCTCGGTGTAGCAACTTATATGGTTAACCCTGGCATCTGCGTTTACAGAAATACAAAGCTTGTGAAAAAAATGCCTGCACTGCAACAGAACGCATGATGATATTTAAGGGGAGGGTTAAGATTTAATTCTCCCCTTTTTCTTACTATATGGAGATAAAAGGAGTTTTTAAGATGATTAATAAAGATACATTAGTAAAAGTTGTAAATAAATACAATGGAACTGTTGGTTATGATGTTCCAGATTTAAAAGTACATAGAAATTTTTATCCAGGAGAAAGTAAGGATATTACATTTGATGAATTAGAGAAGTTATCATTTGTTCCTGGAGGAAGCACTATTCTTAGTGAATTTCTTGAAGTAACAAACAAAGAAGCTATTGCAGCATTGTTTAGTAGAGAACCTGAACCAGAGTATTATTATACAAAAGAAGATATTAAAAAGGTGATGACAACAGGTACATTAGATCAGTTTTTAGATTGTTTAGACTTTGCACCTGAATCAGTAAAAGAAACAATTAAAGATTTAGCAGTTGAATTACCGCTTAATGATGTTGCTAAAAGAAACGCAATTCAAGAAAAACTTGGATTTGATGTAACAAGAGCAATCGAGATTAAAAATACAAAGTATGATGGCGGCGACGAGGATACTTCAGGAGATTATGGCCGTCTTGGTGCAAGAAGAGCTGCTCCTATAAAATCAGATAATGCAACTGCAGCACCATCTGGACGTAGATATAAACCAATTACTAAAGACGAATAATTTTTAACAGGAGGTATATAAATGAATACAACTTCATTTTCACTTGTATATGACTCCTTCCTTTCAAAAATTACAGATGATATGTATTTAGAGTTAACAGAACTCGATACATTTAGAATGTTAGAGCAATTATTACTTTCAGCTATTGAAAAATTTGAATTTCCTCGAATTGATATTTGGGATTATGAGTTATTTTAGATTTCAGATGAAACAACTTATAATGGAGCAGAAAGTAATCATAAATAGGTTCCAGCAATTGTTTATAGTGGGGGATATTTTAATAATTTATTAACCCATGAAGAAATAAATATTTTAGCTGTTTATATGATTGTAGAGTGGTTAAGTCAGCAGCTTGCGAGTGTTGAAAATACTCGTATGAAATATAGTGGTTCTGATTTTAAATTTACTTCTCAGGCTAATCATATGCAGAAACTTCTTCAATTAAAGAAGGATTATGAAAGAGAAGGTTTTCATCTTCAGCGCCTATATAAGAGAAGAGCTCCTGATAAGAATGGTATTATGAAATCTACTTTTGGATTGTTAAGAACACCAGTAAATTATACTGTGGATGACCTCATTGATCTACGGAGAGAGTGAGGTGTAGTATGATTTTAAAATATAATGTAGACATAGAAGAACAAACAATCCATAATAGATTGCAAAATCTTATTAATCAGACTTATAAACTCTTACCAAGTCGAGAAGAAGGCGCTGACTGGGAAAAGCCATTACAAACAATATTAGAAGAATTAGCGGGAATGCAAAGATTAATGAATTGCGGCTATTCTGAAATTTTCTTCCCGTTATTAAATAAATTAGAAGGACTTTATTCATTAGTTGAAGATGACGATTTTCTTTGTTACAGAAGAACAATTTTTGAATGTTTAGGACTAATGAATGATTTACAAAGGTTAATATGTCCTTAAAATTATTAAATAAAAGATTGCAATATCAGGGCGGCAATCAAGAACAAAGATTTATTAATGATAAGCTACGAGGTTTAAAAAGAGCCCTGTTATATTCATATCAAGCCGCAACTGCAATACTATCAGATGGAAAAGAATTTAGATGTTTGATTAATCCAGATAAAAATAAACCTGCTTATGATAACAAAATTCTTTCCATTCCATATAAAGATATTTGTTTAAATGCTCCAAGAGTAGGAAAAACATTTGAAGGAGAAATTGATGTTAATATTAAACCTGGTGATGTTTTTACTTGGAAGGAAACAAATACACATTGGTTAGTGTATTTAAAGTATATTGAAGAAGATGCTTATTTTAGGTCAGAAATTCGGAGATGCGATCAAGAGGTAAAGATAGAAGATAATTCATATTGGGTTTATATTCGCGGGCCAGTTGAAACATCTATTGAATGGAATCAAAAAGCAGGTATTGAATGGAATACTTTAAATTATTCATTAGTTATGTACATCACGGCTGATGAAATAACAAATAATTATTTTGAAAGATTTAAAACTATTAAGATTTTGGATCCAAGATATAATAAGGAAAAAACTTGGCAAGTTGTAGGTGTAGACCCATATTATGGAGATGGAATTATTCAAGTATTTTTAGATGAATATTTTGAAAATTCAATCGCTGATGCGGTCGCCGCTGAAAATCCTGCTGAGACTGGAAAAGAAAATCCTGTAGATGAGACCGCCGCCTATATTGATGGACCAACAGAAGTGCAACAATACAGTAAAGCCTATTATGAAATTCATAATGCTGAAGGGGGACAATGGTTTATAAGATGGAAAGAAAAAACAGATCCATTGAATAGTTCTTTAAAAATTATTCCGTTGAATATTTCTATTGGTGAGTTGGGAACATTTACTTTAATATATAGGATTTAGGGACAAAAGGATATTACACTTAATGTAAAGATTGTTGCCCTGTAAAAGAGATAAAAGGAGCAGATAGAACATATGAGAAAAGATTTAGCTTTAAAACCAGTTGATTTTACTTCATCATTTCTATCTTGTGGAAAAGACTTAGAAACAATTTTACGAAGATTATTTGTGGAAAGTCAACCTTATAGTAATGATTTAAAAAGATTACTGGTAATTAATACCAAAGACTGTTTAGATAATAAAACAAGTGAAGTATATCAAAACGCAATTAAAGATATGAGTCTTGCTAAACTTCGAGAAAACGGTTATATTAAATTTGAACCAAAAATTAAGATGCCTGAGCATGAGGAAGTAAAAAGTTATTTAGCTTTTGCTTTTGATAATTTTAAACCTAATGATAAAAATCCACAATTTAGAGATTGCAATGTTTACATTGATGTGCTTTGTCACACAGATTGTTGGGATCTTGGAGATTTTAGAGTTCGTCCGCTAAAGATTTGCGGATATATTGATGGTATTCTTAATAATGCCCGTCTTTCTGGGATTGGAACATTTCAATTCGCAGGATGCAATGAATTGGTTCTTGATGAAACCTTATCTGGTTATACATTAACATTTAGTGCTATTCATGGTACTGATGATGTATTGCCCAGTGCTCATGGATGGATAGATAAACCATAATGGATGAATTACTATTATTATCAGGGAATGATATTCCATTCCCCGAAGCAAGATTAACAATTCATCAACCGCGTTTAAGAGAAATTGCTTATATCACTGAACAACGTTTTTGGCCTGGGTGTGAATTATTAAAATTTAATAAAGAATCTTTACCAGACGAGGACAAAATTGATTTATCTAATATGTCAAATTTTAATATAATAATGACGATGATACAAGAAAAGTCATTAGAGTCTCAACAGGCTCGATTAAATGTAATGTCTATTCTTGCATTAATGTTCCCAACAAGTGAAATCTTGTTGAGTAAAAAGGCAATACAATTACGAAATCATTAGACTGGTGAAGTGAGTGAAATCAATGATGAGAACTTTGAAGCTTTTAAACAAATCTTGATTAGTATGTTTTGTCTTACGGATAAAGAGAATAAAGAGTATAATCCAAGTGGTGATTTGGCTCGAAAGATTGCTAATAAAATCAAGAAAGGCCGCGAAACAAAGGCGAAGCTGGCGCCGGAAACAAAAACTGCCATTCTCAGCCGCTATATTTCTATTTTGGCGGTTGGGCAACAAAAAGACATAAATATGTTGATGAATTATACTGTTTATCAATTAATGGATGAATTTAACCGATATGAATTGAAATTACACTATGACTCTTGGGAAAGATATAAAATTGCAGGAGCTACTGGGATGCAAGATCCTGAAGATTGGTTAAAAGACATTCATGAAGAAAAATAATTAAAACAATAAAACAATATTTTGTGTAAAATATAAGGAGGAAACTCAAATGAAATTTGGTGTAAGATAGATTGCTAACGTAGTGTTTAAAGCAAAGAACTTACAGAAGATTGGTCCTTATACATTCCAAAAAGGACAGCCTGTGTTCTATATGGACACTGCGAAGACCTCTACATTAGAGGGTGCGGCTACCACAGTATATGCAACTGGTGGTCGTGGTAATACTCGTTTGATTGCTTGGGAAGGTGAGAAAACTCTTACTTTCACTGTTGAAGATGCCCTTCTTTCTCCTGTCAGCTTCGCAATGCTTTCTGGTGCAGGATTATTAAAGGCAGCTTCTGATTCTACTGATCGAATCCATTTCCATCAGACATCTACTACTATTGCAGCATTAACATCTACAACAGGTGAAACTGTTGAGATTGACTTACATGATGCTCTTGAATCTAGTGAAAAGATTTGTTCTACAGCGCCAATTTATGTAATGGCACTTGATGATTATGGTGATATTACTGGTAAGATTACAAATGGTTGGGCAGTTGATGAGACTGGTAAGAAACTTACTATTACAGCAAAATCTGCAGAGGATGCAAAGACTTATACTGGCCCTGTCATGGTTGATTACTATGTAATTAAGAACGCAAGTACAGTATCTGAAATGCAAATTGATGCTAATAACTTTGCTGGATATTACTACGTTGAAGCAGATACTCTATTTAGACGCCAGTCTGATGGTAAAGACTTACCTGCTAATATTACATTCCCGAACGTTAAGATTCAGTCTAACTTTACATTCTCAATGGCGGCTACTGGCGATCCTAGTACGTTCACATTTACAATGGACGCATTCCCTGGATACACTTACTTTGATAGAACTAAGAAAGTGCTTTGTGCAATTCAGGTTGTTGATGATTCTACTGAAGATTCTGAAACTGCTAAGACAATCTTCCCGCACCCAACAGGATTTAATATTGATGAATCTATTAAAGATTCTGTTGATGGAACATATACTGGAACAGGCACTATAACAGACACTGAAACAGACGATACGCAGGGATAATTGACTCCGTAGATCCAATATTAAAAACTATTAATGTTTGGACCCCCTTAAACAGCGATCCAACAACTACTTGGGGAGTCCCTGAGCAAGATATATTTAAAACAATTAATAATACGTATGATCTGTTATTAAAACGGGGGTAAAAAATTAAAATAAAATAGGGGTTATTTAATAAATAACCCCTATTTTTTGGTTTAAGGAGAAAGACTATGCCAGTAGATATGACAATTACTACTGATACTATTGAAACTGATCCTTCTACTCTTGATGCAGTTGACAAAGCGTTGTTTGACAATATTGATAAACCTGTCTCTGATGAAATAAAAGGTAATATGGTTGCTCTTAGAGCAGCAGCCGCACATTATATTTCTGTTGTTGAAGATTTAAATAAAAAAGTTTCAGAATTTGAAAGTTTATTACGTCATCAACAGGGATTAAGACGAGCAAATAAAACTAATTTTGGTAATATGGATGAATATATTCGAGGTAAAGATCAAGTTAGAGCATTTTTAAATAGTGATATTCCAAAAAGATTATATGAAGAAAGTATGAATTTCCAACAAACACTTAATAATTTCTTAGGACAAAAAGTTACTATGGTATTCGTTTTTGAAAATGCAGAAGGAGAGCCTGAATTATATGAAATTACATCAGAAGATGTTTTAAAATATGACTATTCAAGTTCTAATAAATTAGTTGCTCGTTATCGCGGTGATGCGGATGCCTTGAATCATGCAATGAAACGTTTACAATTAACCGCGGATTGGAATTTCAATTTACCTAATTTAAAAGCTACTTATGCTGAAACTTTATATAGATATAGATGTAGTAGACAAGTAAATAAGAGAATTGTTTTATGGCAAAATCCATATAATGAGTGGCACGCTATGAAAGTGTCTGCTGAAGGTGATATTAATGAGGCTTATGCTTCTATTGTTATTTTAAATAGAAAAGAGCCAAGTTTTAATAGTAATATGGAAATTAATATTGAACAATTTTTAAATGAA